GTCCACAGAAGACGGGCCGGTTTCTCCTGTGGGGGTTTTGAATATCACAGGACCGATTTTTCCGAAAGCCAATATGATGACTCAAATGAGTGGAGCTACTAGTATCGAGAAGCTCCAATCGGACTTCCGCCAGATGGTTTCTAACGATGCGATTAAGTCAATCGTACTCAACATCGACAGCCCTGGCGGTATGTCCGATCTTATCATGGAGATGGGTGACGAAATCTTCTCCGCTCGCGGCCAGAAGCCTATTGTTGCTGTAGCTAATACGACAGCCGCTAGTGCTGCGTATTGGCTAGGCTCGCAAGCAGAGCAATTTTTCGTTACTCCATCTGGACAGGTAGGCTCAGTAGGTGTGTATACCGTCCATCAGGACAAGTCTGCACAGCAGGAAAAGGAAGGTATCAGTACTACTATGATATCTGCTGGTAAGTACAAGGTAGAAGGTAGTCCTTTCGGCCCTCTCAGTGATGATGCTAAGGAGCATATGCAGGAGCGTGTTAATGAGACATACTCTGAGTTCATTAGTGCTGTTGCTCGCGGTAGAGGGACGAGTGAAGATGTCGTTAAGGAGGCTTACGGTGACGGTAGAACATACCGTGCTAAAACAGCCTTAGCGATGAACATGGTGGACGGAGTACAAACACTCGACTCAGTAGTAGGTGGAATGATGGATTATACAGGCGGTATCACGGCGGGTACAACCACAGGCGCTCAGTGGACATATGTACCGCAGATTACGTTTTCAACTCAAGTAGAGGAAGGTGAAAGCATGGAAGAACTAACTCCTGAGACTCTAGTTGCTCTAGGTCTTGGTGAGGACGCTACAGTTGAAGAAATCGAAGAGGCAGTATCGCAGCTAATCATGGAAGTCACGCCGATTCGTAATGCTTCTGCTCAGCAGTTGGCATTTTCGGAGCAGTTCCCTGAGCAGGCAAAGATGCTTGAGGATCTTAAGGCGCGTGACATTGAGCAGTCTGCGAAGCTGTTTAGTGAGTCTTATGCACAGTTCTCGCAGGACAACGCACACGGTTTTAGTGCTGTTGCGCTTGAGATGATCGGTGATACGCATAAGAAGATTTCTGCTGGTGGTGTTACTCACGATGATTTCAAGGAGTTTCTTGATCTCTTCTCAACTAAGGCCGCTATCGTGGATTACACGGAGCGTGGTACGAGTCGTGAAGCTGAGGCTATTACGGCTGAATCAGGTAAGGATGCTGCTACGCAGATTGCAACATTGGCTCACGCCGCTGTTGCTGAAGCTGGTGGCAGTTCTAAGCTGTCGTGGGGTGACGCACTCGCACAAGTCGCGGCTGTTAATCCTGAGCTAGCTGCAATGTATCAGGAATCAGTGGGAGGCGGTGAATAATGGTAGCGTATGGTAATTACGGAATCGCAAAGGGTTACGACGCCGACTCTCAGATTCTGAAGTTCCGTGCAGTAACGTGGGGAGCAGCAGCAGAGAGCGTTGTAGCTGTTACAGTTGCAGGTAGCTCTGGCGTTGGTATCTCACAGTTCGACTGTCTTACCGCTGAGATTCTTCAGGGTAAGGGAGTCACTGTGATGGAAGATGGTATTACTGAGTGGGAACTCGGTGGTACTGTTACTCGCGGTGATCGTGTTACAGTGAAGAACGACGGTACTTGTGTCGTTGCTGCTGGATATGATTTCCTGTGGGGAGTTGCACGACAGTCGGGCGTTTCAGGCGACAGGATTGCTGTTAGCCTAGAGGACGTTAAGAACCGCAACGAGACAACCACCTAAGGAGGTGACGAGTAATGGCAATGTATGATCCCGGTAAACTTTATGTAGATCCTATCCTAACCGGCTTCTCGGTCGGTTGGCAGGATCAGCAGTTGTACGGTGAACGCCTGTTCCCCGTCACTTCTGTACGAACTCCGTCAGGACGGTATCGTGTTTATGACCGTTCTAACTGGATTGCCTTCCCGTCTAGGCGTGAGCCTGGAACGGTTGCTAACGAGGTCCGTGGGGGCAAGTGGGCAGAGGATACATTCAATACCCGCGAGCATTCTCTACAGGCCGCAGTAGCAGATGAGGAAATGCAGGAGCTTCACTCTCAGGGTGGTTTGGCTGATGTTGTGTTCGGTGGCGGATTGCAGCTTGATCCTCACCGTGACGCGACTGAGCTAATCACTCGCTCAATCATGCTAGAGCATGAAGTGAAGGTAGCAGCGGCTCTTCGTCTAGCCGGTAACTACGCGGCTGGTCACGTTGTTACTCTTGCAGCAGCAACGAAGTGGAGTGACTACACGTATGTCACACCGGGTATTGTAACATCGGTTATTTCCAATCCTGTTGCTGATATTCGCGCAGCTTGCTTCAAGGTGTATATCGACACTGGACGTTGGCCGAATACGATGACGATTCCGATTGACGCTCTCGGTATTATCGAGCAGCATCCGCGAGTTGTTGATCGTTTCAAGAACTTCGTGCTAACTGATCCAGAGGCGTGGAAGTCGCTTATCAATGTTCCGGCACCGCAGAATATGTTTATCGTCGATTCCAAGATTAACACGGCGAATAACATTGATGCTACTGAGAGCATTACTAGTCTGTGGGGACAGGACGTGTGGATCGGTCTTGTTGACCCGAATCCGGGTCAAAAGACGTTCACGTTCGGTAAGACGTTCTCGCAGATTTATCCCGACGGTTCGACAAGGCCCACTGACCGTTGGCGTGAGGAAGAGCGGAAGAGTGATATCGTTCGTACTTCGTACAAGTACGATCTTAAGGTTATCTCTAACACCGCTGGTTATCTTATCAAGAACGCGGTTGCAGCCGTCTAAACAGGAGCGTGAGAAATGGCAGCTAAATACTACACTTGGTCACCAATCCGTACAGGAGAAGGTGAGGTAAAAGCAGGTACTGTTGTTACCGCAAAGGACTTCGGTGCGGATTGGGATGACCTAGTAGAGTGTGGCGCCATTAGTACTAAAGTATATCCTAAGATGCCTGCCACTTTTACCGGAAGCGTTAGAAGTTGGAGGAATGAACAGCTTAGGAAGATAAAGATGGACGATCCAGACCTCGATCTAGATGAAGAGGAAGATGATGGTGAAGTAGTAGCTGCTTAGGCTACTACTTCATTATCAACACACTATGGCTGCTAATCTTTATGCTACGCTAGACGATATCAATGCTCATCTACCTGTTGAGCAGGGTAAAGCACAGATCCGTGACAGTGAAGATGATCTGCTTCAGATCGACGCTTATCGTCTAATCCGTGGTAGGCTCTCAGGCACGTTCGATCTCACTATAATCAATGCCTGGGTTAATCCTGCTACGACGCCTGAACAGATCAGGCAGATAGCTGGAAAGATTATCGCAGCTAAGTGGTATGCACTACTAGTAGCGGAGGATGAACCTGATGGTTCTACATTCGCGCAGAATCTCTACAACGAGGCTATAGCTGCTCTCAATGATATCCGCAATGGTACTCTAACTGTTATCGGTGTTGATGGTAATGAGTTAGAGAACTCTGCACTCATTGAGAGCAGCTTCTGGCCTAACGATACGTCGCCAGACCCGTCGTTCACTATCGAAGAGACTTGGGCGTAGTGTCTAGTTTCACATACGATACTAGCGATCTGGATGAAGCAGCTATCGCTATTCACCGATTTGCTAATTACATTGACGATGAAGAAGTCTTGCAGGGCGCAAAGCGTATCGCAATGGACGATATGAGAAGGCGCTTTGAAACCGAGACTGACCCTACAGGCGCAATGTGGACTGAACTAACGGAAAGTTATCAAAGAAGTAAAGCGGAGGATGGTTTCCAAGTCCACCCTATCTTGAGCAGAACTTACCATACAGGTAATCCTAATTCTCTACGTAGTGCCGCTACGAGTGAATCGGCGTGGTCCGTTAGCGGTGAGTCTGTCTGGTTTAATACTGATGGGCTTCCCCCCTATTGGGAAGCCCACGAAACAGGTAGAGATTTTATAGAAGGAAAAAACGGACCTTATGGTTTTATGCCTGAGCGCCGCTTCATCGGTTTAAGTGAACAAGCGCGCGAAGAAATTTTAGCTCTCACAGGAGCTTGGCTAGAAGCTGGATTAGCACAAACAGTAGCGCCGTTCAAAAGCCACATATCTCCTGTTGGTAGGCGCTTTGGTGAGAGCTTTGGTAGAGGTACGATTTCATCGTTCGCTGCTGGTGCTGGCGGCAAACCACAGTATCGTGTGACTGGCCCTGGTATTAGAGGGGCGCAGTTTGGGCCTATGGTATAATGATTACTACTACCTGGGAACTCGTTGATATGGTAGTCGCTAGACTAGAGGCACAGTCTGGCCCGTTAGGTATCAAGTTTGTTGGAGCATATGAAGAGAAGATCATACCAAGATTTCCAGCAGTAGTTGTAGTGCCCGGAGGACAAGCTAAGACGTTTCATGCTACACATACATTTCAGATAAACGCCACTCTCTACTTCTACGTTTATCACGCTAACTTGACTCTAACTAAGCGCGAAAGATCAAAGGCTGATTTACAATTAGTTTCTACGTTAGAGACTGAGTTAGATAGTGATATGGGTTGGACTGATGAGACTGGTTCAAGAAGTGTAATACAGGGCTGGGTAGAGCAAGAAGAACCAGGGATACTTCAACCTAGATCATCGAAAGGCGATGCAGTTATTTGTACTAGGTTAACATGGAGAGCAATAAGTCAGCGGAGGTTCTAACGATGCAGATTAAATACGATTGGCCAGATATGCCTATTGGAACTCCGCTCTCATTTGGTGGGCTTCTAGTGGTTAATGGTCAAGTCATGGAAATGACTGAAGAGCAAGAAGCTTCATTTAAAAGAACTACGGGTCTGACGTTTGTTCAGGCTGCTCGTAGTACCGCACAGCTATCTATTCCACGGAAGAAGGTGACGAATTAATGGCAACATCAGCAGGTATTGGAGCTACCGGGTTTGTAGGTGTGGCGTTTGAGACTGTGAAAGGTACTTACGTAGCGCCTTATGCACACGTTCCGGTTCTCTCCGAATCGCTTAAGTACACTGAGGACAAGTACTACTCTCAGCAGCTTCGTCAGCAGGTTATTGATTCTCAGGTTACTCCTGGGTATTACCATATCGCTGGCGATCTTGAGATGGAAGTGGATGTTCACTTCCTTCCATACTTCCTCTACGCTTCACGGCATACTTGCCTGAAGGCAGGAGCAGGTCCATACACGTATGACTACACTCCGCTTACTGATGGAGCAACGTCTACGAACGCTGGTACTACACTCCCTAAGACGCTCTCAATCACTTGTGTCCGTAACGGTGAAGTGTTCGGTTACACTGGCTGCACAGTTGGTCAGTACTCGTTCACAGTTGATGGTGGAGTGCTTAAGGTCACGATGAGTATTATTGGTGAGCAGGAAGCTACACATGCTCTTCCGGTTCCTGTGTGGCTTGAGGCTGATCTACTTGGTGCAGACTCGCATAACGTGTTCATTGGTACATCTGGTGCTGCTCCGACGTGGGGTGCGGCAGAAGCTGGATTTAATGGATTCACGTTCATGGTTAACCACAATGCAGAGCCGCAGAATCGCATTGTTGCTAACCGTGGAGCGAGTTTCGTCAAGTTCGGTAAGACGGATCTGGAAGTTGACTCGGAGTTGGACTTCCTCACCCGCGTTGACTATGACAAGATGGTTAACAGTTCTACTGCGGCCTTCAAGTTGGAGTCTACTGTTGGTGGAGCAGCATACAACGGTACTGTCCCTGGTATTTCGCTACAGGCTAACCGTTGCGCGTATGACACCTTCGACATTAACGTCAGCTCAATCGATGCTATTATCATGGGTGGATTCAAGGGTCACGGCCTTGCCGTAGTTGGTGGAGATGCATACAAGATCAAGGTGTGCAGCCCGACCAATGTCGGAGTAACGACCTAATCAGTTAGACAAGCGAATACAAACAGGAGACGAATAAATGCCAGTTGGAACCGTAACGCAAGAACCCATCCGGTACGAGCTAACGAGCTTGCCGCCGGATGGGTTCGTTACGCTCAGGCAGCTTCCTTATTGGGATGTGCTTGAGCGTAGGGATCAGGGTAGTAAAGCAATCATGGAACAGAGTAAGCGTAAGCCCGGTCAGTCTAAGGCTGATGACGATACAAAGATGGTGATTGAGACTTATCAGACCTGGGAGCGGTTCTACACGTTCAAGAACTGTATCGTAGATCACAACATCACTGATATCAATGATGTGCAGCTTGACTTCAACAAAGAGATGACTCTACGGATGCTCAATCCGAAAGTCGGCGTTGAAATCGAGAAGCTGATTGATAAGCTCAACGCTGAGGATGAAGCTGATGAAGAGCTTTTTCCAACTGCTGCTTCTTCCTCCTTACCGACAAAGGTACAGGAGAAGGCAGGTCAACACGAGCCGCAGGCGTCACCGACGCTTACGACAGCCAGCTAATCAACGAGTGCATTACGTGGTTGAGGATAACCCGCCTGTGCAAAGAGTTTAGTATTCTACCTGAGCCAGGCGGGTTACTTCAACAACAGAAAGGTACTGTGATGAGATTGGAAGCAGTACTAAATGCCACCGCTCGTTATGAAGAAGCAGAGATGAAGCGGAGGGATAAGTAATGGCCCGAATGTATGAGATGAATGTCGTCATTCGGTTGCAAGACCGTGCCTCCGCACGTATGCGGCGTATCTCAGGTGATATGAGTGCGCTCGCTCGCCATGCCCAAAACCAAAACAAGCTGATGCAGGTGCAAAGACAGTCTCAGAGTGAGACTATTAAGCAGGAGAAGGCATTATCCAGCCTTCGGAGTATGCAGAATAAGGATGGAGAGAAGCGATTAACTAACCTAGCTGCACAGTCTAGGCTACAGGCTCAACTGATCCGTCAAGAGGACGCACTATCGAAGGGTAGAAAGGCTAGGGGTACTACTCCTGCTCGCGGGCGTATTACTGTCGCTAGACAAGAGAAGTTTTTATCTCTACAGGACGATGCTGCTCGGCAGAAGTTTTTCCGTGGATATTCTATAGAACAGCGAGCTATGCTACTAGACTTGCTTGCTTTAAAAACTAGTGAAGAGAAATTAACTGGTAAGATCACGAATGAAATACGTACTCAAAATGGTCTATATGCACAAAGTGTCACTGAGCAAATGGCACTTAATGCTGAGATTGAGAAAAGAATTGTTTTAAATGCTAGAGCTAATGCTGCCGCCGCTTCTTATCGAATGGGCAGGACAGTAGCAC